AGCGGCTTTAAGTAGCCCTAATGCGACGGATGTCTCCGGATGGGATTGGCGGTTTAGCAGTCAAATGATGATTGATGTTTTCTCGGTCTTTCGACCTTATTTCGATGATGTTATTGAGTATGACAACATGGTTCGCGAGCATGTGAGTAAAGTCTGTATTGGTGTTGACGGTAATTTGGTTCACATAACCACGTCTATGCCTACAGGTTCTTTTATCACTTTGTTATTTAATTGCCTTCATCACTTCCGTTTATTTGCCTATGTTTATTTAATGAGAATGAAATTGATTGGCCTAGAACAAGCCTCGTATTTGCATTTCAGAAAATGGAAGTTTAATATAGTTGGTGATGACAACCTTTTCCCTACTTTTATGGGAATTGATGCTTCTTTTTACAAGCAAACGTTGTCATCTATTGCTGATGTTGAGATTGATTCAAGGAATCCACCTGTGTTTTGTGGTGGCCATTCAATGGTATTTGAGGGGATTTATCGTCGTTACAATGATCCATCAAAAATGTTATGTTCAATGGCTTGGACTGTCGAACATCCTGAGCCCGATTTGATCATCATGCAGAAAACTATGTCTTTGGCCCGTGCTATGCATTTCCATGAGCATTCAACTCTTTATCATGCTTATGCTAATCATTTAGTTGACATTCATTCTGAATACTGGAAATTTAATAAAACTTTCAGCCAGATTCATCGTGAGTTGCTACTTGAAGAATCGTCTTCGTAGACATAATGGACCGAACGTGAACGTTGATTCATTTAAACAGGTGGGTCCTTCCTGTTTAATAAGCAAATGCAAAATTCTAATGCACGCCAAAATAAGGCAAAAGCTCAAAAACAAAAGGCTCGAGCTGAAAAAGCTCAGTCTAAAGCTGACAAGAACTTGCAAAAGGTTGAAGGCAGTTCTCGTCAGGATAATAAACGTTCAACCCCCAGATCTAGTGTGAGAGTTCCTCCACTCGAGCGCAATTCGTCTAAATTGGAGCGCCATAATAAGACAAACCCTTACTTGAAAATGCTTGTTGCGCCTCCAATGTCTGACTCCATTCCATTCCCTGATAAGTTCAATGATCGTGTTAATCTCATTCGATTGGTGAAAACAGTTCCGCTAACTAATGCTCAGTTAGGGGCTGGCTCAAATGCACTTTCGAAAGTTCCTGGATCAACTGACCCTTATGGTCTGACTTCTGCCACGAAAGGAAATATAAAATTACAATTTCGCCCTACTTTAAGGCATCCTTTCTTAGTTAATGAAGTTAAGTCTTTTTCTCCTAATCAGGCCTGGACTGCTCAAGTTAATCGTCAGGATGAAAGTTATGGTCTCATTCCTTTGGCCTCTATCAATGAATTTCCGGATTCGGCAGCTTCGTCACTCGTCGTAACTGGCAGTGACGCGGCCATTGTTGCCCCATTCCTTGATAGTGTTGATCTTATCTCTTCTGACCCTTACTTCCTGTCTAATGAGCATTTTCCACGCTACTATGGTTATCCAGTTTATCCCACCACTGGCGTTCAGCCGACTGTGAGTGTCAATGTTAACATTACTGTCCCTGCA